CGACGCTCCGGTTGGCACGACGCTGGCGATGATCGAACAGGCCACCAAAGTCATGAACTCGGTTCACAAGCGGATGCACGCTGCACAGGCCGAGGAGTTCCAGATGTTGGCTCGCCTGTTCAAGGAGAACCCACAGAGCTTCTGGCAGCGCAACAAGCGGCCAGCGAAGCCGTGGGACGAACAGACGTTCTTGCGGGCGCTGGACAATTGCGAGCTCGTTCCACAGGCGGATCCTAACACGGCCAGCCATGCCCAGCGTGTGATGAAGATCATGGCGCTGAAGCAGCTACAGGCTGCCAATCCGTCGATGTATGATCCAATTGCCATTGATACCGCAGCCCTTCAGGCGATTGGTTGGAGCAATCCGCAGCAGTTCTTGGCTCCGCCACAGGCTCAAGCCTCGCCTCCGCCTGAAATGATGGCTATTCAGGCCAAGATTCAGACAGATCAGACGGCTGCCCAAGCCAAGATGCTCACGGCTCAAGCCCGCATGGCGCAGGTGCAGCAAGGCGCACAGGGCGCAAAGGGCGGCATTGGCGCGAATCCTCAAGCCGATCAGATCAAGATGGCCGAGATCGCTGTTCACAAGCAGGAGATCGAGCAGCAAGCGCAAGATTCGATCCTCGACGCCGAGAACCGCAAGCGTGATCGGGAAAGCCGCGAACGGTTGGCGGCGATCAAGCTGGCCGAACAGATGATGTCGAACCCGCAAGCCTCTCCGGTTGCCAATCAGCTTTTGGATCCCGGCTTAATTCAACGGCTCGAAGGCAACGAGCCCGCTCTTGATCCCAACGACGTGAAGGCTGGCTAATGATCGACAAACGGCATCACTTTCTGATGGTAGCACGGCACTTTGCCCGTGGTGGTTATGCGACTGATGGTGCTGTCGATGACGGTGGCGATGGTGATCAGACGCCAGTCGGTATGTCCCAAGATCAGATTGACGCTGCTGTTTCCAAGTTGCCAGGTGCTACGATCTCGCCCACCCAGCCGACAATGCGGGATACGCTGGCTTCGGCCATGCTTGGTGAAAAACCTACTACTCCACAAAGGGATTTTGTGCGCGGTCTGTTAGGATCTGAGGGCGCAGGTAAGTCTTCTTTTGGTTTGTCGGATCTTCTGCCGGTCGATCCGATGAGCGCACAGGAAAACTATCAGAAGGGCGATTATCAAAACGCTCTTTTGAATTTGATGCCTATGCGCGGCCCTGCTGCCTTGGAAAATGAAGCCTCGGTACTGGCCAGATCTGTCATGCCTCGGCCTGTTATTCCGTCATCGTCTAATTTGTCAGCGCCGGAACAGGCTGTCGAAAGCAAATTGGCCAATAAGATCGCCAAAGATCCTACTGCCTCGATGTATGAATATTCCAGGTTAAAGGATGACAATGGTCAGAATTTGACTGCAAATGGTCGCATTTTGAATACTGACACAGCGCGTGAACTTTCGCCAGATTACTCGAAGGACATGGAATCGAAGGCAACTCTTTCTCCTGCCGTTCATGAGCCATCATCCTGGCTGACGAAATGGATGTACGAACAAAAGCTCGCGCAGCCACCGAAGGCCAATGAAGATCCGATGGTGCTGTTTACCGCCGGTGGAGCTGGTGCGGGTAAGTCAACGGCTCTTAAAGACGTCCCGGCGATGTCTGATCTCGAAAAGAGCGCCCAGATTATTTACGATACCAATATGAATAATTACGGCAGCTCGAAGAAAAAGATCGACCAGGCGCTCGATGCTGGCAAGCAGGTTGGTATTGCCTATGTATACCGTGATCCTGTCGATGCCTTAGTTAATGGTTCGTTGCCTCGCGCTATGGATATGGGGCGCACCGTCCCGTTAGAGCAGCATCTTGAAACTCATGCAGGATCTGCCGATACGATCCGACAATTGGCGTCTGAGTATGCCGGTAATCCAAATGTTTCTTTCCGCGTGATAGATAACTCTCGCGGCAGGGGGAATGCTGCCCTTGGAAGCCTTGAAACCATAGACCCGAGTCGCTATACTAATGGTATGGATCGGCTAAGATCCGCATTGGAAAAAGAATACGCCGATGGAAAAATATCAGAATCAGTATACCGTGGCACACTTGGTTCAAATGCCTCCGCATCAAGCGCGGGAACATCTTCTATCCCTGCCGGACACAGATCGGGCGGCGCTGTTAAGGGCGATGCCTCTCGAAAGCAAGATGGATATTCTGACATCCGGTCTGGTCGGCAAGCTAAGACAACACACAAAGTAATTGCTTCTAAGCATTTATCTGCTGCCACAGGGCGTGATCTGATTGATCGCGCCCTTTCTGTTGTTCCGAAATACGGCTCGCCGCTGCACGATGCCGTAACTATCGCCCAGCAGCAAACACGGGGACGCCCGTAATAACCCCCCTCTCCAGGAGACTACCATGTCGATTATGTCCAAAAATGCCCGTTCGGCGCTTAAAAGCAAGGCTCAACGCCTTGTAGGCCCAGATCCACGGGGTACGCCTATTGATGCTTCCGGCTATACGCCACCGGATGCAGAAGACGCTTCCGTCCAGACCGGTATGCGTCCTCTTTCCAAGCGCCAGTTCAAGAAGGGCGGCAAGGTAATCGGCAAGTACGAAGGCAAAGACGGCCATCACCATGCCGGTCGCAAGCCTCGCAAGTCCGGCGGTCGTGCGAATCGCTTTCTGACGCCTGACAATTTGATCAATCGCGATGTGAAAATGGCGAATGACGAGCGCGTCGGCACAAAGCACGTCGGCGGCATGAAGCGCGGCGGCAAGGCTGAACACAAGCTGGGCGGTGGCATGGTTGGCAACAATCCGGTGGCTCAATCATTGTCGAACACTGCCAACGCTGCGATTCCTCCAAGCGCAATGGGCCGTAAAGACGGTGGCAAAGCCAAGTGGATCCAAGGCGCGATCAAGCATGAAGGCTCGCTGCATAAGGCTCTTCACGTTTCTGCCGGTAAAAAGATCCCTGCCAAGAAGCTCTCGAAGGCCGAGCACAGCAAGAATCCTAAGCTGGCCAAGAAAGCGCACCTGGCTGAAACGCTGAAGCATATGCACCACGCCAAGGGCGGCAAGGCCATGTCCGAGTTCGAATGGAAGCATTCGAAGGAAGATGAGCGCGAAGATCGTATCCTCGCCAAGAAGCATCACATGACGCCGATGCAGTGGGAAAAGTCGAAGCTCAACGAAAAGCACGACAAGCAACAGTCCATGAAGGGCTTGAAGCATGGCGGCGAAGTCCATCATGCGTCGTGCGGTTGCAGCAAGTGCTGGGGTGGTCGCGCCGGTAAAAAGGATGGCGGTCGCAACATCATGGAAGTGACTGGCGTTCGTCCTACGGGTGGCCGCACCGCTAAAAAGGACGGTGGCCGCGATGTCAGAGATCCCGAAATGCCAATGGCAAACTATAACTTTCTGACGGGTTGGAGTGATCTTGATAAGGCAACTCCTGATCAGATTGCTGCGATGAATCCACAGGATCGTCAGATGGCTTTGGCAGCCCAAGGTTCAAGCCGTGCGGTTGCTCCTGCTCATGTTGCTCGTCGCGCTGCACCTGTTGCTTCTTCAGCTTCAGGATCGGCTGATCACGGGATGATGGATCCAGCTCAACGTGCTGCAATGCTCCAACAGGCGCAGCAGGTTGATCAGCGGGCTATGAGAGCTGACAACGCTCAAGTTTACTCCGATGCTCAAAACCAAGCCAATGCTTTGCAGCAAGCTGCAAGGTCTATGCGGGCTGACAACGCGGCTGTTCCTGCTTCGCTACGCCCTGATCAGCAGCAGAACATGATGGGCCGTGGGTTGCCTCCATCGCGTACCGATTACGGCCTGTTCCAGGGCCAAGCCGGTGAGCCCGCAATGGTATTTAGCCGTCAGGTTCCTGATGCCAACGTGGCTCCTGCGTATCACGACAGTTCTGATAACTCGGCTCCGATTCCGATTGGGGATCTTGGCGAAATGCGCGGCGGTCGTATTGGCCGCAAAGACGGGGGCCGTACCAAGGGCAAAGGCACGAACGTCAATATCGTGATTGCTCCTCACCATCCTGGCATGGGCCAAGCTCCTGCCGGTATGATGGGCCAGCCTCCTGCTGGTGGCGCACGCCCTGTTCCGGTTCCTCCGCCACAGGGTATGCCTCCGCAGGGTATGCCTATGGGTATGCCACAGGGTATGCCACAGGGTATGCCAGGCGGTATGCCTCCGCAGGGTATGCCTCCTCAGATGGGCGGCATGGCTATGGCTCGCAAGTCTGGCGGTCGCGCCAACTACCCGATTGATACGGGTGCTGGTGGCGCGAATGCCCGCCTTGAAAAGATCAAAGCGTATGGTTTGAAGCCAGCGCGATAAGCAGGTTCGTGGCGGCGCTCCGGCGCTTTCATAGACAGGGCGACCGGCAATTCCCCTCTTTTGCCGGTCGCCTTTTAGAGGGAAAGAGGGGAACAAGAGGGAAATATGCTTACAACTAACGATCTGTTCGAAAGAGAACTCAGAAAACTTCTGAAAGCGGAAATTGAGAGACTGTCCGAGATTCTTGCCGGTAACGGCATCTCTGATTTTTCTCAATACAAGTATTACGTCGGCGCTATTCACGGTCTCAGCCATGCTCTTGAGCAGTGCGAAGAGGCTAATTCTATCGTCGAACAAACACGCTAAAGGAGGTTTTTATGGGTTACATGATGCAACACACGACTGATCCTCGTGAAGATATTTTGAAGGCTATGGGCGATCTGTCCGACTTCGAAGTGTTCCACAACAAAGTGCTTATTGCTGTCTATATTCGGCCTGAAAAGACGTCGGGCGGAATCATTATCACCAATAAGACACGCGATGAAGACAAGTGGCAGGGCAAGGTTGGCCTCGTTGTTAAAATGGGGCCGTCCGCATTTGTCGATGAAGAAGGCAAATGGTTCAAGGGTATGAAGATCAAGACGCACGATTGGCTCGTTGCCCGTCCATCTGACGGTTGGAGCCTGACATACAACAATCGCGAAACCGGCGAAGATGTTTTGTGTCGCCTTATGGATGATTTTGTCTTCCAAGGCCGCGTATCTCACCCTGATTCCGTAATTTAAGGACACACAATGTCAGAAAATGACGCAAAACTAGAAGATAAAGACGATATTGTCATTGAATTGGCCGATGATGAGCCAAAACATGATGATGTTGTTATCGAACGAGCCGATGAGGCTCCCCGTTCAACATCGAGATCTGAAATCACGCCGGAAGACGGCATCAGTGAGCTTCAGGCAAAGCTCGAACAGGAGCGCCAGGCTCGTATTGAGGCGCAGCGGCAAGCCCAAGAAGCTATGCAGCAGGTCAACTCAGCCAAAACTGAAGTCGATTCGACCAAATTGCATATGATCAGGAATGCAATCGACCAGGTAAAGGCCAACAACGAGATCCTGAAGGCAAACTATCGTGATGCGATGGCTACCGGCGACTACGATCAGGTTGCCGAGATCCAAGCGACCATGATGGAGAACCAATCCAAGCTCATGTCATTGGAAAATGGCCGCAAGGCTATGGAAGATCGGCCAAAGATCGCTCCGGTTCCACCGCGCCAGCCAGATATGATCGAAAATCTGGCTTCCCAGGTGACGCCGGAATCGGCCAACTGGCTGCGACAGAACAAACAATACCTCAACAGCCAAAGCAAACTGGATCGTGCTATGCGAGCTCATGCTGACGCTATTGATGACGGCGTTGTTCCTGATTCGCAGGAGTATTTCCAATACATCGAAGGTCGTCTGGGCATCCAGCGCAATGATAACTACGGAGAGCCAGCTATGTCTGAAGCCGCCAAGCCAATTGCACGGCGGTCATCTCCGCCAGCAGCTCCTGTTACCCGCAGCGGTACAGGAACCGGCACAACCCGTCCTAATGTAGTCCGTCTGACGTCTGCTGAACGCGAAATGGCGTCGATGATGCAGATGACGGATCAGGAATATGCACGAAACAAGATCGCGCTTCAGCGCGAAGGCAAGATCTAAGGAGTAACTCATGACAAATGAAGCACCTGCCGCTCGTCGCGGTCGTAAAAGCGCACTGTTTGGCGCAAAAGTAGAGGAAACCAAAGGATCCTTGGTTGAAACTCCGGTCGTCGAAGTGGCTGATGAAGCTCCTCGCCAGCCGTCGCGCCCTGAAATGCGCGAAGAAAGCCCATTGGCTCGCGCAGCTCGTCGTGCTGCCGAAATTAAAAACAATGGCGGCCTGACGTTTGATGGCGTCGATGAGTTTTACATTGATCCGGCTATTATCCCGGAAGGCTGGTCTTACGAGTGGAAGCGCGAGTCCACCTACGGCCAGAAAGACGATACCTATCAGCTTTCTCTCCGCCAGAGCGGTTGGGAAGCGGTTCCTTACTCCCGCCACATCGGTAAATTTGCCGAAGGAACCGGCAACACGATTGAGCGCAAGGGTATGCTGCTGATGGAGCGTCCGGCGGTCATCACCGACGAAATGCGTCGCAAGGATAGCATGAATGCTCGCGCTGCCGTCGATTCGCGCAAACAGACCGTGGACTCTTCCAAGGGTATGCTAGGGCGCGAAGATTCGCGTGTGGCTCCTAAGATCAGCAAGGGCTACGAGCCCATGCTACCGCCTTCCTAATGGCGTTTTAGAGGGGGTTTCGGCCCCCTCTTTACATTTTGCTGATTTATTTGTATGTTATCTCAATCTCCTCTGGGAGATGAAACAAATCTTCCTCGGGGAAGATCGAACCTAGTCCCTGTTTCTTAGTCGGCCCGGCGCTCGATGATGGAACTCTTTAAAAGGAGAATCCGTCATGGCGAATACTTTCGCGCCCAACGGTTTTGCTCAATATATTGGAACGGGAACGACCCCCAGCTACGAACAAGTTTCGGCTGCGATCTCGTCCAGCAACACGACCAACATCTTTTTGAATGATCCTGTGGTTCAGGCTTGCGGCACGACCGGCCTTGGCACTGGTTACATCACTCAGGCTTACGGCCCTGTCACCTTGACGGTGGCTGCTACCGCAATCACGACGAACGCCACGACCGGCGCTTTGACGGTTACGTTCACGGCTGCGACTGCAACGTCTGGCAACCTTCCTACCTCGCCTAACACTTGGGCTCCTCCGGTTGGTTCGACCATCACGATTGTTGGCTCGACCATGACATCCGGCAACTTGAACGGAACGTACCAGGTCACGTCTTCGACGACGACCACGGCAGTTTGCGCCAACGCTGGTGCAACGATCAACGCAACCTCTACCGCTTCTGGTACGGTTACGGTTTATGTGCCGATCATGGGCGTATTTGCTGGTTGCAAATATCTCTCGACGTCGCAGAAGACGACCATCCCAATGCGTTATTGGGGCGGCGCTGACGCCAACGGTGACGTACAGGCTTATGTCATCACCGATCCGAACGCTCAGTTCATTGTCCAGACCGCTAACTCGAACACGACGGCTACCGCTGTCGGCCTTGCTTCGGTCGGCCAGAACATCTCGTTCAACTACAATGATTACACGGCAACCGGCGAAACCAACGGCAACACGTCCAACGGCCTTTCGACCATGTTTGCTGATCAGTATTCATTGATCGGCAACTCCGGCGCTGGCCCTGTTTCCAACTCGTTCTTGCCATTCCGCATCATCTCACTGGCCAACTATGTTCCTGGTCAGGTGAGCCCGCTCGCTTCCGTCAACGGAAACGATTCAACCACAGCTTACAACAAGATCGTTGTCGGGTTTAACAACTCGATGCAACGTGGTCTTGCTGGCATCTAATAGGGAGTAGACTACAATGGCTGTTAATCTCTCAGCAATTAAGGATCTGCTCCTTCCTGGCCTTCGTGGTATCGAAGGCAAGTATGAGATGATCCCGTCGCAGTACGACAAGATCTTCACGAAGCATGATTCGAAACTTGCTCTTGAACGTACCGCAGAACTCCGGTTCCTTGGCCTCGCACAGCTCAAGACCGAAGGCGCTCAGACCGCTTTCGATAACGGCGCTGGCGAACGCTACATCTACAACCAGGAGCACACGGAAATTGGTCTTGGTTACGCAATCACCCGCAAGGCGATTGACGATAACGTCTACAAGACGCAGTTCCATCCATCGAACCTCGGCCTTATGGAAGCATTCCAGCAGACCAAGGAAATCTATGGTGCTTCGATCCTGAACACGGCTCAGACCTACAATGCTGCGGTTGGCGGCGACGGCGTAGCACTTTGCTCGACGGCGCATCCTATCGACGGCGGTACTGTTGCCAATACGCCTTCGACTCAGGTCGATCTTAACGAAGCTACCTTGCTGAACGCGATGATTTCGGTTCGCACGAACTTCAAAGATCAGGCTGGCTTGAAAGTGTTTGCTCGCGCTCGCAAGCTCATCGTTCCTCCGCAGCTTGAGCCTGTTGCAATCCGTCTGACGAAGACTGAATTGCGCCCAGGCACTGCCGACAACGATGTCAACGCGATCCTGACCACGGCAGGTGGCTTGAGCGAAGGTTACATGGTCAACGACTTCTTGACCTCGTCCTACGCTTGGTTCCTCCTGACGAACATCGACGGTCTGTCGTACATGGAGCGTGTAAAGTTCGAGTCCGATATGCAGGTCGATTTTGTCACTGACAACCTGCTTGTTAAGGGGTACGAGCGTTACAGCTTCGGCTACTACAACTGGCGTTCGATCTACGGTTCGTTCCCAACCTCGTAATAGGAGAGTAACATGGACGTTAATGGCGGATTTTATCCAAACGCCAATGGCAGTCCGATCTTCCCTGGTACTGCGTTTACCGGCCCTCTGCTGGCCGGTAACGTATTCCACGGCGATGGATCGAGCTCTCTAGCGGGGTTAGGCGAAACCAACATCGGTCAGGCCAACGTAGGTTACGCTCAAATGGTTCAGACTGTGGTTGTTACTCAGCCACTGTCTGGTTCCACGACCGTAACAACTCAGCTTATTATTCCGGCACAGAGCCAGATCACCGACTTCTACGCTATGGTGACTGCAACTGTTACGGGATCGGCTGCCACGTTTGGTATCGGTACGACTGCAAGCAACACAGCATTTACAGCCGCCAACGCTGTTAATGGTGGTACTTTGGGGCAGATTACAAGCATCACCCCTGGCACTTCGGCTACTGCAATTGCGAACTGGGACAACGTCAGTAACGCAACGGCGCAGTCGAGTGGCCCGCAAGATGTTCAAGTAACTGTCACTTTCACAAACCTTGGTTCGTCCACATCAGGCTCTATCACCCTGACTGTGTTCTACATCCAAGGCATTAACAACGCCTCGTAAGGAGATTGACCATGAAGGGTCATAAGGCACATCACCACGCACATGGCGGCAAGGCTCATCACGCTCACGGCGGTATGGCTCACCATGCAAAGCATCGCAAAGCCGGTGGCAAGGCGGAATCGCCTGAACACGGTGTAGACGAGGCTGAAATGGACTTGCGCGACAAACCTATGGAATACAACCACGGCAACCCAGAGCATGAAGCCGAGGCTACCAGCGAGCGCAAGCACGGTGGTCGCGCAAAGCGCAAGCATGGCGGCCATGTCCATAAGCACGTCGAAATGCACGGCGAACACGCTCATCACCATGCTGGCCGCAAGCCACGCAAGTCTGGTGGCCGCGCTGGCGCAGAGTCGCATCCTTTCACTTCGGCTCATGCTGGTACGCCAGCCAAGGGTCGCAAGATCGAAAAGATGACGATGGGTTCTGACGTCTAATCGTCGGATCTGTTGTTCTAAGTATCACGGGGGCCGTTGCGCCCCCGTTTTACTAAAGGGGATTAAAATGACTGCTGCTTGGACAAGATCTGAAGGCAAATCTCCATCTGGTGGCTTGAATGCCAAAGGCAGGGCTTCGGCTCGTGCTGAAGGCCATGATTTGAAAGCCCCTACAAAAGATTCAGATAATCCGCGTCACAAATCATTTTGCGAGCGCATGACCGGCATAAAGCGAAAGATGACCGGCTCTGCTGCTGCCGCAGATCCTGATAGCAGGATCAATAAGTCTCTCAGAAAATGGGGGTGTTAATGTCTGACAAGCCATTCTGGGATAAAGAGCTGCCAAAAGGCCATCACACAAAGCATCTGTCGCATAAGCAAGAGCAAAATGCTAAAGCTAGAGCGAGGATCGCCGGAAGGCCATATCCGAATTTAATCGACAACGCTGCTGCGGCGCGGAAAAAAGGTAAGTAATCATGACCGGTGTCGTCAATCAATCCATTACTCGCGTCGGAGCATATGAGCCTTTCGAGCTGCAAGTTTCTCGCGGCCAGATCAGCCTTCATTCGACCGTTAGCATTTTTGGTTATCAGGCCGCTATCCCGACGAGCGGTTTTATCCCAGTTTGGGAAAA